AACTATATCTGCCGTACTAGTAACGCTGGCAGTGATGACATCACCAATGTTGGTGAAGTAGTCGGCGAGAAATGACCAGGGCAACAATTCCCAGGCCGAGGGTATGAACTCTGATGGCGTAAAACCAAAAAGAGCCATATTATCCCAAGGGGTCATTTCAGCTTTTGCCTTAACTTTGGCTTTATAACGCACGTTCGCTTCGTCCGTTCTTTGTGCTTCAGTCCTGACCAAAAGGCCAGTACCGCACAAAGGGCGCGGACCGTGATCGTACGCCGGGTCTAAGCCACTAGAAAGATCCCAACCACCTTTAAAGCTAGATGTTACCACCTTGCTTTTAGGTTGTTGGTATAACCTTCTATAGGCTTCCGCTGCTGATTTTGCATCAGAAATCAGCGGTAACCAGCCGAAGCTATGCTCAAGCCAGAGTCCGCTCAAGGTCTTGGTCCAGTGCTTTGGGTTTGCCCTTTTCTCCTTTTTCAAGGCGGAAAGGTAGCCCTCTGAACTAGTCCACAACGCTTGTGCGGGTCTGCGCAGCATATGCAGGGTTTCACGCAGTTCGCCTAAGAACGTAGGGCCGCTAAAAGAAACGGCCACACGTCTAAGCGCTTTGTAAAACTTAGCACGTGCTTTGTTTTCAACATCAAAAATGTTCGACACGAAACCAGGTACTTCGCGGTCAAGCTGTCCGTTATTCTGAACAGCCGCACCGCTAACTACCATCGTGAAGTCCTGTCCTCCTTGGCCCATGCAATGGGCACTAAGGAGAACAGGAGGTACCTTGATAGACTCATATGTAGCGTCTAAATTAGACGTTGCATCCTGACCATTAGCAATGAGCTCACGCCATTTAGGAACGGCTGAACCAGTACGGAGCTTATGGACAACAACGGTCTTGTTACGACCCTGTATCCAAGGAGCACCAACTTGTTCAACACCGTCCCGAATGTCGGAACCTTTGCTAACGGCATTCCAGGAGTATGAACTATCTCTGGTTACCGTCATTTCTTGATGTTAGGTTGCGTGGTTTGCGCAGCCTCCTCAATAGCCAGATCGTGGGCAGCAATTGCCGCCTGGATCTTGGACGTACTGATTGAGTCAACTCCGGAAAACGCGACGTAAGTGCCGAGGCCAAAACTACTGGCAGCGGCACAAACCGCCAGCGTCTTCTTGAAGAGATCCAAAACAGTACTCCTGGTTATGAGGGAATAGAAACAGACCGGAAAGAGCCAAATGCTATCAACTCGATAGCTCATGCTTTCGCATGACCGGGATAGAATCCCAGAAGAGGCCCTTAG